GCCTAGTGTTGACTTACGTCAACGCTGTGTCTTCAGCTGGTGTGGTTGACATTGCTGACGGCACAACCGTAAGCGCAACTGACACTGACTAATTGATGGTCAGTTAGCTAGGCCATCTTCTGGGGATCCTCGGAGGATGGCCTTTCTCACATTGAGAGGTTCAAATGGCTGCTGGCGACACTGGTGTATCGATATGTTCTGATGCCTTGCTCCTGATTGGTGCCAAGGCTATTTCGTCTTTTAATGACGGCACCGACGAGTCAAGCGTTTGCGACCGACTCTATCCCGATATTCGCGACTCCACCTTGGTCATGTACCCGTGGAGCTTTGGCATGAAGAAGGTGCAGCTGGCTCAGCTCATCACTACCCCAACAACTGTCTGGCGCTACGAGTACCAGCTGCCGGGCGACAAACTGGCCAACCCCCGCGCCGTGTACAACAGCGCCAACTCCGGCAGCCCAGTGCAAAAGGACTGGGAGATCCAAGGCGACAAGCTGCTCACCAACCTGACCAGCGTCTTTATTGATTACCAGTTCAGCGTGCCAGAGTTTGCAATGCCCCAGTACTTTGTGCAGCTGCTCAAGTACATGGTGGCTTGGCACATTGCTGAAACCATTACCGAGCAGCAAGACAAATCTGCCAGATGGCAGCGTGTGGCCACAGGTGACCCATCTGAAAATGGCCGTGGTGGCTACATGCGCCAAGCCATGCAAATTGATGGCCAGAACAACCCAATGCGCATCATCGAAGACTACAGCTTGATTGCGGTGAGGAACTGATGCCACGCTTTGTTGAGTTCACCACCAACTTTGCTACAGGCGAGCTCGACCCATTGCTGCGTGCGCGGGTTGACCTGACCGCCTACAACAATGCGCTGGCCAAGGCCACCAACGTGCTGATCCAGCCCCAAGGTGGTCTTCGCCGTAGGCCCGGCACAAAGCACATCTTTGAGCTGCCAAACGCCTCTGCTGGCGCTTCTAGCGCTGGCGCTGGCGTGCGGCTGGTGTCGTTCCAGTTCTCGGTGGCCGACAGCTACATGCTGTGCTTCACCCACAACCGCATGCATGTGATCAAAAATGGTGTTGTGGTGGCCAACATCAATGGTACTGGAAACAGCTATTTGACCACCTCAATCACCAGCGACATTGTTGATGACATGTGTTGGACCCAGTCTGCCGACACATTGATCGTTGTCCACCCTGACTTGCAGCCGGTGCGCATTACGCGAACCAGCGACACAGCATGGACGGCCACATCAATCACGTTTGACAGCATCCCAAAATATGCGTTTACTTTGGCGGCAACCAACCCAGCGGCAACCCTGACACCAAGCGCTGTGTCTGGTAACGTCACATTGACAGCATCTGCTGGCGTATTTTCGGCAGGCAATGTCAACCAATACGTCAACGTCAACACACAAGGCCGCGCTCGCATTGTTGAGTACGTCAGCGCCACTGTGGTCAAGGCAATCACTGAATACCCATTTTTTGACACCACTGCGGTGGCATCTAGTGGCTGGGAGCTTGAGACCGGCTACGTTGATGTGTGGTCTGCCGGTAAGGGTTGGCCGCGCACTGTGACCTTCCATGAGGGCCGTCTGTACTTTGGCGGCAGCAAATCGCGTCCATCGACCATCTGGGGTTCCAAGATTGGCCTGTTCTTTGACTTTGTCCCAACTGAGTCGCTGGATGACGATGCCGTCGAGGCGACACTGGACACCAACGATTTAAACGTGATCACTGACATCATCAGCTCGCGTGACTTCCAAGTGTTCACCACTGGCGGCGAGTTCTTTATTCCGCAGGCTGGCACTGACCCTGTGACCCCGCTGACATTTACTTTTAAAAACGTGTCCCGCAACGGCATCAAGCCCGGCACGCGGGTGCAATCGGTGGAGTCTGGCTCAATCTACATTCAGCGCCAAGGCAAGTCACTCAACGAGTTTGTGTTTAACGATACGCAGCTGACCTACATCACCCAGCGCATCTCGCTGCTGTCTGGCCACTTGCTCAAGGGGCCGCAGCGTGTTGCCCTGCGCAAAGCATCCAGCACCGAAGAGGCTGATCTGTTGTTGATGACAAACACCGACGATGGCAGCATGGCTGTGTTCAGCATCATGCGCAGCCAGCAGGTGACCAGCCCATCTGAATTCACAACCGATGGCAGCTTCATTGATGTGGGTGTTGATGTCAATGCAATCTATGCTGTGACCAAGCGAACATTCAACAGCGTCGACAGATATTTCATTGAATTGTTTGGCTTTGACTACTTCACCGATTGCGCATTTGTCGGTGGTGCAGCAGCCAGCGCAAGCAGCTTACCCCATATTGCGAAGTCGCTGAACGTGATTTGCGATGGATCGCCACAGGGAAATGAGACCGTGAGTGGTGGCGGTGCTGTGACCTTTGATCGATCAAGCACAACCAGCTACGAGGTTGGCCTGCCAATCACCGTTTATGTGAAGACCATGCCTGCCGAGGTTAAGCTGCAAACCGGCAGCCGGGTGTCGTTCAAGAAGCGCATTGTGGAGATCAGCGCGGTGGTCAACGAGACTCAGAACATGATCATCAACAATCAGCCGGTGGCGTTTAGGTTGTTTGACAACCCGCTGCTGGATGACCCCATACCAGAGTTCACCGGCATCAAGCGCATCAATGGCGTGCTTGGTTACAGCCGCGAGCAGTCCATTGAGGTATCCCAAGACTTGCCGGTCAAGATGAACCTGCTGGGCTTGGACTACCGAGTAGCTGTTTTCTCAGGGACATGACATGGCAACAGCAGTAACACCCGGACAAGTAGTTGGAATTGCAGGAGTAATTGGAGCCTACGGTGAATCGCAGGCGCAAAAAGCCGCGGCCATCAATCAGCAGACAAGCTACCTGCTGCAGGCGCGTGACACATTGGCGGTGGCTGAAGTTCGCGCAGATATGTCTGAGCAGTACTCCACGATCCAAGCTGGACGCACGATCAAGAAGGCTGAGCTTGAAGCACAGAACTACCAAATTGCTGGTAACTCATTGTTAAAGAACATGAGGGCAACAAACGCAGCTATCCGCGCAAGAGCTGCTGCAAGCGGCGTTGTGCTGGGAGAGGGATCTGTGCAGGCTGTGCAACGCGAGAACGTGGCCGCAACCATGCGTGATGTTGGCATTGCTGACCTTAACGCGCTGACTGCGCGGGTGCTGGGCTTTGAGGATGCCAGCGCCATGTTGGAGTCCACCGACTATCAGAACATGCTGAACTTGTACAGCGCAAGAAGCCAAGCTGGCCAGCTCACCTTTGCTGGCTCTTCTGCTCGCAAGACTGGCGGCATTCTTGCCAACGCAACTTTGCTTAGAGCTGGCACTGAATACTTGAAGGTGAGATAAGCATGGCAACGCAACGAATCGAATCAGGACAAATACAACTGCGTGGAGCTGGCGGTGTGCCTATGGTGCAAGCGCAGCAGCAGCAGGTTGACTACATTGGACCGCGTGTTGCTGCTCAAGGTGCCAGCCAGCTTGCGCAGATTCTTGATCGCATGAGCGCCAGCGCATTCCAAACTGCCGGCCAAATGCGCCAGCAAGAAGGCTTGCAGTTTGCTGCACAGAACCCACTGACAACAGTACAAATTGATGCCGCAAAGGGTGGCAGTACATTTGGTTTAGGCGCAAACCCTACTGAATCTATCAGTACTGGCTCGCTCAACTTTTTTGATCAAGCTGTGGCCAAGGCTCGCAGCCTTGAGCTGTCTGGCCACTTTGAGATTGAGGGCCGCAATGAGTTGGTAAAGCTGTTGTCTCAGGTTGAGGCAGGTCAAATTGACTCTGCCCAAGTCGCAGCAAAAGTTCAGACTATGTCTGATGGTTACTCAAAGTCTTTGGCAAAGATTGACCCAGAGGCATCAATCAAGTTCCGCGCAACCATGGCCACGCATGGAAACACCGTGCTTAATGCTGCATACAAAGCAGAGCTTGACCGCGCCAAATCACAACGCATTGCCAAGTTTGACTCTGATTTTGACAACACCATACGGCTGCTTGAGCAAACAATTTCTCAGGGAAGTTGGACTGATGCCAATGGACAGCAGCGTTCCATTGATGAGCTGGCTGATGTCTTTCGTAAGAACGTGCTGAGCCAGTCTTTGCTGTTGGGCGATAAGGCATTGCAAATTGAGTACAGCACCAAGTTTGAAGCAGCGCTGCGCACAGGCAAAATAAATTCTGTGACCAAGGCTTTGATCACTGATGCAAACATGGTTGATCCAGATTTAACTCTGAAGAAAATACAATCCGGCGACCTCGGCAACATGAGCCCTGTGCTGCAAGATCTGATCAAGAATGACTTTGATGCTGTGGCCAAGGTGACCGCCAACTTTATGGTGGCCGTCAACTATAAGAAGTCAATTGCAGATGCCAAGATTGCAGATGCCAAGCGAGCTGGTGAAGCTGAAGCCATCAACTTGTTGGAACAGATCTTTCCACTGCCAGATGGTAGTCCCAAGAAGCAGCAGCTCATTACCCAGCTCAACGCTTTACCACCAGGATCTGTGCCTATTGGCACCCTTAAAGATCTGCTGGAACCTAAACCACCAAAGGAAGCAGAGTCTAATCAGGCTTTGAATTTCAATTTGCTGGCTGGCATCTACAACAACACCATCACGCGGCCAGATCAAATCTGGTCAATGGTCGGCAAAGGCATTACCGGCAAGGACGCGGTGACCGCTCTTAAGTTGCTGCAAAGCGAAGACCGGCGCGACAGCTCAGAGCTTGATCGCGGCATCTCCCAGTTGTCTGGCATCCCTGTGATACCCGGCAGTGTGGTGGTGATTGATCCCAAGGGTGAGGAATTTAAACGTCGCACTCAGTTGCAATCACAGGCTTTGCAGATCCAAGCTGCAGCTGCGGCTGAAGGCAAGATGTTGACACCGCGCCAGATCCTGACCCAGTTGGAAGACAACATCGCCAAGACTCGCAACACCGAAACAGCTAAAGCTGCAAAAAAATCGTTGGAAGTGTATGAAAAATCGGAGTGGGTTAACGGGCCAATCAACAACAACACACTGCCAGCTCTAGAGCGCAAAGCTGGCACTGACAAGAAAAAGCTGCAAGAGTTAAACCGCATTAAACAATTGTTGCGTCAAGCAAATGGAGAGCAGTAATGGCTTACAGCCCGATTGAAGACAAGTATCTGTCGGCCCTGACCGCTGTTCAATTCCCTGACATGCCGGTTGAGCCTGTGTCGGCTGACATGCCAGAGCAGACCATGCCCGGCAGACAAGAAGGTGATGTGATGCTGGCCGAGGTTGGGTCGCGTAATTTGCCAGAGCAGGCCTACAGTGGCCGTTATCCAGACAGCATGAAAGCTATTGAGCCAACCGTGCGTGAGCGCTTGGCAAGTGTGTTGCAGTCCAGCTTTGAGGGCTTGGGTATGGATCGCTACAAGGCTCGCCAGAACGCTCAGACGCTGATTGGCGGTGGCAGTAGCAACCTGCCGCTGAATATAGGCTTGGCTGACTTTGTGCCATTTTTGGGTACAGGGCTGCAGACTGAAGAAGCGGCCATCATGGGTGGTGAATCAATTGAGTCTGCCAAGCGCGGGGACTATGGCACGGCTGCATTGCAAGCTGGGGGTGCTGTGCTTGGCATGGTGCCCGGAGTAGCTGGCACAGTAAAGGCAGGCAAGCCGCTGTTGCCAAAAGCTGGTGAGATGATATTGAACAGTATGGAAGCACTTGGCACGCCTGTTCGTATGGGAGCCGTGCCACTGGAAAAATACTCAAGTGTTACCGCGAGCACTGCATCGAAGGTTGACAAGGGTTCGGTCAAATTGTCTGACAAGGTCACCAAAGGCCAAGTGCTGCAGCTTGCGCCTGAGTATCGCGTCAAAGTAACTGGCGCATACAAACCAGAGGGCAAGACGCAAAACATACCCAATGCTGTCAACCCCGGCAACTTTGAAGAGGCTGCTGTCCGGCTGGATGATCTGGCTACGTCATTCCCTGATCCGCTGGAGTCGCCAGAGCGCTTCTCTGCCATGCTGACAAATGTGTACAACTCCAACGAGGTTCCAATCCCACCACGCTGGATGATTGAGCATGCCAACGATATGCCCAAATGGTCGAACTGGTTTGGCCAGATGACCAAGGGTCAATTGGATGAAGCCAACCGTGGCTTTGCGGTGGTAGATAAATTTAAGCAAATCTATACCGACGGCACGGCAAGCCCTGAGACTACAGGCCGTTTGATGATGTGGGCCATGCTGTCGCGCCGTGCGTCTGCATACCCTCATGAATCAGGATTCCTTGATCTGGCTGAGTCAATGACCCCATTGATTCAAAAGGCGCTGCGTGGCGAATATGGCCAAGCTGACATTGATGCTGGCCTACAGGTAATCAAGCAATCAATTCCTTCTGGCAGCCCCGGCAACATGGTGACATCCAATGCCAACGACTTCTTGCGCACATTCTTGCCTAAGATGTCAGAGAAGCTGCCGGATGGTCGTACCAAGTTGCAGGCCTTGCATGACATGATCGCGGATCCCAATATGACTGGGCCACAGATTCGCCGTGCTTTCTACGGTCTGGCCCAAGATGTCGGCATCAAGAACAAAGTACTGTCCTTTGCCTTGCTGGTGTCTGGCCGCGAAGATGTCATGGTGCTGGATCGCATCCAGATCAACCGCCTGTTTGCTGGTGGCGAAAAGATCTACGATGATGTGGCTCATTTGTTTGATGGCGGCCCCGGACTGGCCATCTATGAAGGCTTGGAGCGATCCCTTGGCGCTCGCGTCAATCAGCTCTACACCAATGTTGGACGAGCTGATCAAGCCAGCTTGGGCCGTTACCACTGGGAAAGTTGGGTACTATCATCTGGACAAGAAGTCGCACATCCAACATTGGAGACTATCGTCAAGTCGGCCAAGGGTGAGACTAACCCGTTTGCCAATGTGCCTGTCAAAGAAGGCCGCATGCATGAGCGTGCGTTTGGCATCAGCTACGAGCGCACACCAGAGGGTGGCAACAAGTTTGTGTTTCCAACGTCCAAGGGTGATGATTACGAATTTACCAAGCCGGGACTTGATGCTCTTTTTGAGCAGGTCATGGACAAGAAAAACGGCATCATCCCCGCAGACTTTCCGGGTGTAAAATACTTCAGCAAAGACACGCTACCTGATGGCAGCACAAACCCGTACTTCGGAAAACCGTGGTACTCATGGCCGGGAGTCAACCGTGATCGAATCGACGAACTTGCCGCAACCTTCGGCACCAAACTCAATACCGCCAGCGGAGCTGGATCTCTGGAAGCAACTGGTGCAAGCCAAGCTGCCAGCGGATCTATCGGAGCCCAAAAACCTCCCGCAAGAAAACGAGCAAGCATAAAACGGGGCGGTGCCGCTCCAACCTCTGGAGCTGAATAATGGCCATTCAAAAAAGCCCTCTTGAACAACGACTTGGCCAGATCCTGCCCGATGTGGCACCAAGCACACCAGCCGAAGATATCCCATTAGAACCAATGCCCGGCGCTGATCAAAGCGCTGATGCTGAAATGCCTTTGACTGCTGAGCTTGGCACACCAAGCATGGATGAAGGCATCCAAGTAGCTGGCCCCATTGATGCCGCCATCCGCAAGCTGATCACCCGGCAGGCCACCAAGGCCGAGCGCAACTTGGTGCCAGAAGCCGCACGCCTGCCAGAAGGCCAACTGCCAGAGGCAGCCAAGGCTGGCCGGTTCAAGCTGATCCCAGAAGCTGACCAAGTATTGACCGACGAGGTTGGCCGAGCAGTAAGCCGCCGTCAAACCTTTGGCATCACTCAGGGCAAGCCCGGCGGCACACCCGATGAGCCCTTCAACCTGTCGCGCTACCAGACCGAAGACGCAGCTGCCATTGTGGGCGGTGTGGCTGATGCGCTCAATATCAGAACCAAGGCCGTCACGTTCCAAGAGATCAAGGACAAGGCAGCAGAGTCTGGCATCAACGAAGGCTTTCTGTCCCGTCTGATCGGCAGCGATGGCCGCATGATGGCCAACGCGGTCGAGACCTACAAAGCGCTTGAGGTGCTGGAGTCCAGCGCTAACGAGCTCGACAAGCTGTTCAAGATGGTCAACAGTGGCACGGCCACCGATGTGGACAAGCTCAAGCTGCGCCAGCAGATCGCCTTCCACGGCCTGATCCAGCGCGGTGTCAAGGGCATCCAGACTGAGACCGCCAGATCGCTGGCTGTGTTCCGCATTCCCCGCGATGGCAATGCTGCCGTGGTGCGCCAAGTGATTGACGAATACGGTGGCGACGCAGCCCTGTCTGACATGGCCAAGTCTTATCTGACGCTGGAGTCGCGTGCGGCTCGCAACTCTATGGTTGAAAAGTCAACCATGTCGGGTTTGAAAGATGTGTGGTTCACCACCTACATCAACGGCTTGCTGTCTAGCCCTGTGTCGCATGCCAAGAACGTGGTGTCTAACACCACCTTTGGCTTGTATCAGATACCAGAGCGGTTGGTGGCTGCCTTCTACAGCAATGTGCTGCCAAAGG